ACAGGAGCAATCTCAGCTACCAACGTTGTTACAGCTTTAGAAGCTGTTTACGATGATTTAGGTGAGGCTTATAAAGGTGGCTTAACTGAGATGAAGGTATCTCCTCAAATCTTTGATTGGTACGGAAGAAAATTCCGCTCTGATTTTGGTGCTAACCAAGATTATACTGGCATTACGATGAATCGTCGTCAGTTAGATGGTACTAACTGTACTATCGTTAGAGAGCCGGGCTTAGCAGGTTCACAAAGAATCATCGCTACACCTTTCGAGAACATGGTTTACGGTTTAGACAGTTCATCTTTCAACATGGACATCCAGAAGTTTAACCGTACCATCAAAATCTTGATAGACTTTAAAGGCGGTGTGATCATGAAGGAAACTCATGGTAACGCTTTAGCGGTAAACGACCAAGCTTAGTATTAACCCCAAGAAGAGCGTTGCAGCGCTCTTCTTAAATTTTTAGAAAAATGTCAAAACCAAATAAAAATACAACTGCAAAACCGGGAGAAACAGCGGTAGCAGCAACAGCAGCAGCACAACAATCAACCACTACAGTAGTAGCTGGAGAGGAAACAATTGAAAGCTTAAAGGCAGCTTTAGAAGCTGAAAAGAAAGAGCATGAGAATACCAAAGCATCTGCTAGTGATATGATTGCTTTATTGAAGCTAAAACTTGCTTCTTATGAAGAGAAGTTGGAAGACCTTACAGCCTATGAGGTTGAGCATAAAGGCAAAAAATATGTTGCAAACATTAAGAGCTTCAAATTTGAAGGCCATGTTTACAACGTTGCAGACCTTAAGGCTAAGCCCGAGCTTGTTGACAAGCTTTTAGCCGTTGGCTCTGGTGTGTTAAGTGAAATCAAGTAATTAACGTTTTAAATTTTATAAAATGTACGCAGATATTTTAGGCCCAGACGGGACCGAAAACAACATGGGCGGAACAAGACAGTTCTTGTTTTTTGCTCGCCATGATGACATTGCTACTTTTGCAGCACCAGACCCTCAAGATGCTGAAACTGAAGACCAGTATGTTATAGGCACAGCGCATACTTTAAAGGCTACTAAGAAATTCGCTAAAATCTATTGTACGGTAGATACTAGCGAGCTTGAAGCAGCTTTACAAGGTGAGAGAGATGGAAAGTCTAACAAGCTTACTTTAAAGTTTTGGCATCCGGGAAGCAAAAAAGATATCATCCGCTTCCAAAACAATATCAAAAACGATAAAACGCTTTGGATAGTACCATTGTCTGATGGAACTATGATCCAGATGGGTGATGAGTTCTGGACTTGCGATGTTTCTCCAAACTTTAAAGCCAATAAAAACAGTGGCTCTAAAGGCACAGAGTTTACCGTTGAGTGTATGATGCCAAGTATTTTAATTTACGAGGCAACAGTTCCTTTAACGCCAGCAGTGTAGAACATGGCAAAGGCTAAAGCAAAGCCAGCAGCAAGAAAGTTTCTTGTTGTTGGCGTTGTTCCTGGGCCAATACATTTTAAAAAGAAAAATTTTGACCTTAGCCAATTATCACAGCAAGATGCTGAATATTTAATTGCTAACGGTTGTCCTTACTTAAAGTGGGAAGACCAGGAACAAAAGGAAAACGAAAGTTTTGAAGATTAAAAAAATCCCGTTCATTTAATGGACGGGATTTTTTATTTATTACATTTACAACGCTAAAAAACATTGTCGATACACCTTGCATGATTAAGAGCATGCAGGGGCTCGGCAGAAATATATTGAATACTGCTGGCGTTTGACAATGTCATCGTTAGCAAGCCCCTGCATTAATATGAATAGTGAAGAAAAAGAAGATCTATTTCTTGATGAAATAGTTAAGGTAATAAAGGAAAACTTTATTGCAGTTGAGAGCTTGAGAGATGTAGAAGAGCTAATTACTACACAAGAACTTATTGAAGCTGTTACCGAGTTTTACCCTTTAAAAGAATTTAATCCGGCTGATTTGGTGCAATTGCTAAATTTTGAGGGTTTCAGATTTACAACCACACACTCTGGCCCAGTTCAATTTGTTTGGCTGCTTAAACGTAGATAGCGCTCTCATGTCCTATAAAAAGCAAATTGCAGGTGCAATATTAGCACCATGGATGCAATTGCAGAAGCCAAAGTATGGCTAAATAACCCCTCAGATTATAACCAAGGCTTAAACATTCTTAAAGCTCTTGGAGCAAATTCCTTTTTAATAAACATACTTTCTACTGAAGATAAATTCAATAGAAGCACTTTGTATGCCGAGATAACCAAGCTTGTAGAAGTTAAGGTTACTATTCCTGTTGAGAGAACTATAGGCAATAAACCCTTTGTTGTTTCTGAAATTTTGAAGCAGGTAGATAAATCTGCTTTGATGGATGAAAGAGCAGAACTAAAGGCTAAGCTTAGGTTTCTGATGAACGACAACCAAAAGCAGGAAGAGCGTAAAAACATTGCTTTTGATATTCTAAAGATAACAGAACAGCTAAATCAGTTAGAGCTTGATGAGGAATTTTTTAAAACCTATGGATATCAACCAAACGATGCTCTTATTGTAGATGATGATCCTTTGAGCTTGAAGAAAAGACAAGCCACACTCAGAACCTACATTACCAGGTACACCAAGCAAAAATCAAATCCTGATAAGCTTCAGCAATACCAGGAAGAATTGGCAATGATTAACGCAAAACTTGAAAAGTATGCTGTTTAGCGAAAATGATGTAAAAGACTTCCAAAAACCTCAAAATGCAACTGCAAGTGTTTGCGAGGCAAAAGGTGCTGAAGAGTATTTAATTTTTAAAAGTGTTGATACTCTAAAGGAAAAGCTTCCAATTATAAAAAGTGATACATCCTATCACTTTGCATCTGGAGGAGTTTGGAGCACTCATGAGTTACTTTTCCACCTGTTATCATTTACCGGACCTGCAAAGGTTTTTATTGCCACTTGGAGTATTACCGAAGAGCCTTCAAGAATGTTAGTGCATGGTTTAAATTCTGGATTGATTACAGAGTTAAACGGAATTTTTGATATAAGAGTTAAGCAGAGAGCACCGGAGACATACGCATTTGCCAAGCATAATTTCTGTAATGCAAGGCTTACCGTTTGCCATGCAAAAGTTACGGTAATTAAGAATGATCTATTTAATATCTCTATTGTTGGCTCATCAAATTATACAAATAACCCTAGAATTGAAGCAGGTGTTATAAGTACCCATAAAATTACTGCTGATTTCCATGAGAATTGGATTATGGCAGAGTTGAGAAACGCACATCCATTTGATTTATGAATAACAAATTACACGAAATAGAAAAGTTTGCGGGATTAGGAATGCCGCCAAAAGAGATAGAAATCATTGTAGAACTAGAAGAGGGGACTATTCTAAATAATCTTAATAGAAACCACACACCTGAGGCTAAAGCATATTTGAAAGGTAAATTATTACTAAAAGCAGAACTCAATAAAAGTATCATAACACTTGCTAAGCAAGGGAGTGGCCCGGCACAAACGATGTTGAAGAATTTAATAAATACTCAAAACGCAGAGGAGGTAGATCATGAGTAAAACCGATTTAATGAGGTTTGAAGAAAAACTTGACAAAGTTGTCAAGTATTATCTATCAGACCCACAATCAAGCAGACTTTCAGACAGCTTGAAAGAACAATTACAACGATGGAAATTTATCAGAATGGTATTTAGCTCTTGGCAAATTAGTAATCCAAGGCAGGTAGTAAATGCCGTTATGAAAGAATTTGGGATTGAAGAGAGACAAGCTTACCGCGATGTGCAATGTGCTCAAAAACTATATGTAAGGCTTGAAGAAACCAATAAAGAGTTTGAGCGAATCCTTTTGATTGAATCCATTAAAAAAAATAAAGCAAAAGCTGAGGCTCAAGGTAATTACAAAGTCGTAGCTATGTACGATGCTAATCTTATTAAAATTGGCGGCTATGATAAGGAGCTTGAACAGCCTAAAATTATTCAAATTATTAAAAACGAAATGGTTTATGATCCTCGCTTAGTTGGCGGCGAAGAGATTGAAGATTTAGAGAAAATCACTCGTCAATTTATGGCTAAGAAGAAGAAACAAATTGATGATGAGTTTGCGGTTGATGCTAATATAATTGAGGAGGAATTAAATTATGCAAGCAGTAAATAAAGAGCAAGATTATGATGTAGTTAGAAGAATACATTACAATCGACCTCAATTATATGCGCATACAGTTGGGGCTAATGATGAAACATGTATCTGGGGGCGTGGTACCGGAAAAAGTACCGGAAGAATTGCACCTTGGGTAATTGATAAAGTTTTTTCAATGCCACGTTCTAGAGGTGTGCTTGTTGCAGAAACGTATCTGCAAGCACTTGAGAGAACACTCCCGCCAGTAATACAAGGATGGGAAGAAATGGGCTATCAGCGTGATGTAGACTTTGTTTTATTAAGAAAACCGCCATCTGATTGGCAAACGCCATACATTGGACCTTTAACACCTCAGCATACTATTTTTTGGAAAAACGGAACTGTAATTTCTTTAATTAGTCAAGATAGACCAGGAACATCCAACGGTATGTCTGTTGATTGGATTTTCGGTGATGAAACTAAGCTGCTAAATAAGCAAAGGCTTGATGAAGAGCTATTACCAACTAACAGAGGTAATGAGCGTTATTTCAAAGGCATACCAGGACACCATGCTACTTTATGGACTACTGACATGCCTACTACACCGGGAGCAAAGTGGTTGATAGAGAAAGAGCAGCAAATGGATAAAGAGCAAATTAGGCTTATCCTTGCTGTTAGGGTTGAGATGTTTAAGGCTTACCAAGCTAAAAACCTTAAAAAGTATAATCGCTTAATTAAACTATGGGATGAATTGCGTTCATCAGCTGTGCTTTTTTCCGAAGCTTCAACCCTAGAAAATATTGAAGTTTTAGGCGTTGGCTTCATTAGAAGAATGAAGAGGACTTTGCCAGATTTAGCATTTCGTACCTCAATCCTAAATCAGCGCATCACCCAAATTGAAAATGGCTTTTATGCACTTCTTGATGAAGAAGAGCATTGTTATAATGATGTAAACTACAACTTTGTAGACAACTTAGGATTGTACCTGCCAAACAACAACGAGCAATTAACATGGCGTAAGGATAACGATTTAGACCCATCAAGACCGCTTTCAATAGCGCTAGATTATAATGCAAGTATCAATCCTTTAGTGGTAGGGCAACGTTTTGGGAAGTATCTAAAGTTTCAAAATACTTTTTATGTAACACACCCTCAAAGGCTTAAGGATGTAATTAAATCCTTTACCAAATACTATGAGGGTTATCCCAACAAAGACTTAATCTATCACTATGACCATACAGCAGTGGGAACTAACGCAAGCTCTGATATAAGTTATGCTGATGAAGTTAGGGAATTGTTAGAGTCTAATGGTTGGAGTGTTACCATGAATTTTATAGGCAATGCTTTGTCGCATTATACAAGATACTTAATGTGGGGCTACGCCCTTGCAGGGGATGATGATAGGTTTTTGAAACCTAGATTCAATAAGAACAACACTCACTATCTAGTGCTATCCATGCAGAATGCAGAGGTGTACCAGTCAGGGCAAGAGTACAAGAAAAAGAAAACTGATGAGCGTAAAAAAGAAATCGACCAGCGTGAGACGACCCACTTCTCAGACGCTGGCGATACCTTGTTAGTAGGGGAAAACGCTGCCTACTTACAAGGGGTAGGCGTTAAGCTGGAGACAATCTTCTTAAAATAAAATCAATTCATTTCATCTATTTATCAACTCGACCCCCGCCATATATGGCGGGGGGTTGGGTAGTGCAATTGCAAAACAGCCACAGCGCGTGGGGGGCATGACTCCGTGACTTAAGATTGATTTTGAAAAAAAATCAATCTTAAATGACTGATAATCAATTAAATAAAGTTTATTTTTTGGCAAAATTTGTTTTCTTATTTGTTGGAAATATCCAACAAAATAACTATCTTTAACGTAGTTAATCACTTAAAAGACAGATTGTTATGGAAACAAAGAACGCAAAAACAGCGCTTGCAAAAGCCGAGAAACAAGCAGAGGTAAAAATCATGAAATTGGGTTTAAACCTAGAGCAAACGCTTGAATTAGTTACCAAATTGAACAAGAAAGCGCAACAGCGTAACCGTTTAATGGCTTACATTGAGAAGTTGAGAAATTTTGAAATTGAGCAAAAAGAGGAAACTCTGGAAGGCTCTAGATTTTACAACGGTTGCATCTTGGTGCTAAAAGATGACAAGGGCGAAAGTTTTGAAATGAAAAACCCGGTTATTATTAGCGAGGTTGTGAAATTTTTAAACCAAAAATTTGAGGAAAAAGCTGCCGAGATTGAGGTAGAAATTGTGCTGCCTTAACAAAAAAAAACATCCCGGTTGGTTGCAGCCTTCCGGGATTTGATTAATCACTTAATCTTTTATTAAATGGAAAGCGAATTTACAGAAAAAGCCGATACTCTAAGAACGTGTTTTGAAGATTATCTTAATTCTATCTATGATGAAGGGTTTGCCGATTACCTTTCAGAAGCAGAACCAGATAGATACAATTTTGAACTTTTACAATTTTTAAATCTTTACTAAACAC